TTTAAAAGTCCATTAGTGTCTGATTGATATACTTTGTCTTTGCCACCATTTTTTGGCCTTAATCGTGCTCTCCAGTCTATGTTTGCTGGTTTGGAACCTGTGGATTCTTTTACCTGTACTTGCGCCGCATTTGATACTTGCGTATTTAAATCTACTGCTCTGTTTCCCATTAAATCTAGAAAAGCATTATCCTGATAGTTCTCTATGCCGCCGCCTAAACCTGGGAAAAATGCACCCACAATGGATTGAAGTCTGGGGTCAAGTTTACCCATCTCCTTGCCGATTTTGTTATTAATCTTGCTGTTTATAGATTTAAAAAATTTAGACATACAAATCTCCTGTATAGGTATTTATCATATTCATTAAAACATATTATAATAGGCCACTTTTACTAAATACTAATTGACATACACAAAAGACTGTGTATAATACTAACAATATAAATGAACGATAATTTTGAGGAGAGTTAATGGCACAGCCTAAGAAAGTTAATTATCTTAATAATAAAGATATTTTAAAAGAAATTCACAAAAGTAAAATGTCATTTTGCTGGTTAGCAGATGACAAATATTCAGAATTCGACATTATACTGGAAGATGTTAAAAAAATAAACAGAAACAGTATAAAAGCCGCAAGAGAAAACAAAGCCGCAAAAATGCAATCTGAGGCCTATCAGGCCGCAATGGCATTACATGACCCTAAGGATTACAAAAATAAGCCTAAGCAAAAACAATTTGCAGTAGACCCAAAAAGTATTCCTGTAGAAGATTTGGTTTTTAGAATTATGACTATGGAACATATCCCAGAAGAGCCTGGCAGGAAGAAAAATCCTAAAACAGAAGCAGAGTTCTTAGCAAAGGTAAATTTTCCTCCATTTAAGCATTATGCTTATGTTGGAGAAGAAGTTAAAGAAGTTGCAAGAAGTCATTGGGAAGGTGGTATTAGTAATGGACACTTTAATTGTAAGCATGGAAAAATTACTAATAAGTTAGGTCATATGTTTTTAAAACTTGTAGAAAGATACAGCCACAGAGCAAACTGGAGAGGCTACACCTACATTGATGAAATGAGAGGACAGGCTTTAGTACAATTAAGTTATATTGGATTGCAATTTAATGAAATGAAATCAGATAATCCATTTGCTTATTATACTGCCGCAGTTAATAATAGTTTTACAAGAATTTTAAATTTAGAAAAGAGAAATCAAACTATCAGAGATGATATACTGATTGAGCAAGGTCATTTACCAAGTTATGGTAGACAAATACAGCATGAGAACGAAATGAGAATCATGCGTGAACAAGCAGATCAAACAGATTTAAATTCATTATCAGATTAAAATATGTCCCAACTGTTTAAAACAGCGGCATGTTTCACGGATATTCACTACGGATTAAAGCAGAACAGCCGTTTACATTTAGAAGATTGTCACAGATACGTAGACTGGTTTATTGCTGAAGCAAAAGCCAGAAATGCAGAAACCTGTATATTCCTTGGCGACTGGCATCATCACAGAGCAAGTGTAAATGTTGCAACAATGAATGCAACCATCAGAGATCTTAAAAAAATAAATGAAGCATTTGAAACTGTTTACTTTATAACAGGCAATCATGATTTATATTACAGAGAAAAACGTGATTTAAACAGTATTGAATATGCAAGAGACCTATCTAACTTTGTTATGGTAGATGAACATTTTGTACAAGATGATGTTGCAATTATACCTTGGCTAGTTGGTGATGAACACAAACAAGTTGCAAAAATGCAAGTCAAGTATATGTTTGGTCATTTTGAATTGCCATACTTTAAAATGAATGCAATGGTAGAGATGCCTGACCATGGAGGCATAAATGACAAAATGTTAAGTGGTCCTGAATATGTGTTTAGTGGTCATTTTCATAAACGTCAATATAAAAATAATATACATTATATTGGCAATGCTTTTCCACACAATTACGCAGATGTAGATGACGATGAACGTGGTGCTATGTTCCTTACTTGGGGAGAAGAACCTCAGTATGTAAATTGGACAGAATGCCCCAAGTACAGAGTGTTTACACTCAAACAATTATTGGATAATCATCAAAATTTATTAGACCAATACACTTATGCAAGAGTAAAATTAGACATTAGTATCAGTTATGAAGAAGCAAATTTTATCAGAGAAAAGTTTGCAGAACAATATAAAGTCCGTGAGCTTCAATTACTGCCTGTTAAAGAAGAGGAAGAATTTGAAGGCGGAGAAATAAGTTTCGAAAGTGTTGATCAAATAGTTATACAGCAATTGGAAACTATAGAAAGTAAGACAGTTGAAAAAGAAAAATTAATAGACATTTATAACAGTATAGAGATTGAATAGTGTTAAAGATTAAAAACGTATCAGCAAAGAATTTTATGAGTGTTGGAAATAATACTCAGGCAGTAAACTTTGATAACTGCCAACTGACTCTTGTTTTAGGTCATAACCTGGACATGGGAGGTGACGGTAGCAGAAACGGTACAGGTAAAACTACTATAATAAATGCTCTCAGTTATGCTCTTTATGGAGATGCCTTAACGAATATTCGTAAAGACAATCTAATAAACAAAACAAACGGTAAAGGCATGATTGTTACTGTGGAGTTTGAAATAAAAGGAAAACAATACAGAATAGAACGTGGCAGACGTCCTAATATACTAAAATTTTCTATTGATGGAGAAGATGCACTTAGCGATGAGCAACAAGGTGACAGCAGAGAAACACAAAAAGAAATAGAGAAAACTATTGGTTTTCCACACAATATGTTTAAGCATTTAATAGCATTAAACACCTATACTGAGCCTTTCCTGAGCATGAAAAACAATGATCAAAGGGACATGATAGAGCAATTACTGGGTATAACTGAGTTATCTCGTAAAGCAGAAGTGTTAAAAGAAAGGCAAAAACACACCAGAGACGCAATAAAAGAGGAAGAAATACGCATAAATGCTGTAGAAGAAAGCAATAAACGTATAGAAAAAAACATAAAAGAGATAGAAAGTCGCAGTAAGGCTTGGGAAGCCAATAAAAACACCAAGATAGAAGAGCTTGGTAATGCTATTGTGAAACTGGAAACTATTAATATTGATGAAGAACTGGATAATCACAAAGTAAAAGCATCTTTAAAAGAACAGCAACAAGCAAAACAGACAATAGATCAAGAACTTGGCAGATCAAATGTTTCCTTAAACAGGAGCATGGAAAAAATTAATGAACTTAAAAGCAATTTGGAAAGTGCAAAAGAAGGTGTATGCCCTGCCTGTGGGCAAGATACAGCACATTTAGACACACATGAAGAATACACAGAAGAATTAAAAGACAAAATAGAAGCAGAACAAACATACTATAATGAACTATACGAAAGAGTTCAGGAACTAGAGCAAAATCTTACTGATTATGATGATTTACCTGCAGAACCTAACACGTCATATAGTAATATAGAAGACGCTTTGCAACACAAACATAATGTGGACACAATGATGTCTCAACTGGAAGAAAAAGCTCAAGAAGACAATCCTTATATTGAACAGATTGAAGGATTACAAACTACAGGTATTCAGGAAATCAGTTTTGAGACAATGAATGAGCTTACACATCTACAAGAACATCAGGACTTTTTATACAAGTTGCTCACAAGCAAAGACAGTTTTATCAGAAAGAAAATTATTGATCAAAACATAGCCTATTTAAATCACAGACTAGCATATTATCTGGAAAAATTAGGCTTACCACATGATGTTAAATTTAGTAGTGATTTGGGTGTAGAGATAACTGAGTATGGTAGAGACTTAGACTTTGATAATTTAAGTAGAGGTGAACGTAACAGACTTATATTAGGATTAAGTTGGGCATTCAGAGATATGTATGAGAGTTTAAACAGACCTATGAACTTATTATGTATTGATGAATTAGTAGATTCCGGAATGGATACTATGGGTGTGGAAAATGCACTGGCAGTACTGAAAAAAATGCATCGTGAACAGGGCAAAAACATCATGCTGATATCACACAAAGAAGAACTTGTTGGTCGTGTAAATAATGTATTAACTGTAGTAAAAGAAGGCGGTTTTACAGCATACAATACCGACACAGATTATGTTAATTGATGTACATTTTGGAAAAGATAAATCCTATACACTAACCTATAAAATCTACAACACAGAACACGGCAGACTATTCTATAACAGAATGAAGTCTCAGCCTAATGATTTAATCAGCAGAAATGAATTTTACTGTTTTGGGGAAACAGAACAGGATATTTTATCTGAACTGGAAAAAATAAAAAGTTTTGTTGCTAACAGGCTACCAGATAAAAAACTTGGAGACGATTTAAATGTTTTGCATAGTGAGTTTGTGGAACTTCATGATTATGCAGAACAAAACGATCCTGAACTATATGAAGTACTCAGAGACTTTAACTACAGAATACACCACTTAGAATTTTTACAAAACAAACTGGAAAGTTCTGCTATATTTTTTATGAGCGATGGCGATGCAGGTGTCCCTCTACCAGAATCTGCTCTACAAGATTTCACAATATCCAGAGAACATGGAAAATTATATATGTCATATCCGCACGTAGGTAAATCATTTTACTCTGTGTTTTTAGACAACGACCTGGATATTACTCCAGACCAGATAGAGTGTACAACAATAATGCGTAATACTTTGTTTATGTGGTTTGGAAAGGGTGTTTATGACACAGACAGTAAACACAATGCACAAATGCGTAGAATGATGAACTTTTATCAGAAAGTCCAGGAAAAAATGCCATACGATTTTGATGATAAAAGATTAACTATAGGAAACTTATTGTTGGGAGAAGCAATTAATATGCCTGATAATATAGTGGAAATACTGGAAAAGCACAAATATCTACATAGTTGGAAATGTTACTAGACACTTCGTGTCTTTACAAACTACGTTCAATCACTTCGTAAACTCCGTTCTTTCACTTGTTTGTAATTTTTTATTTAAGACCGTTATCATGTATGTTGGAGTCATAATTCACCTATACAGGTGAACAATGATGTCATCATGTGATGTCTTCATCATCTCAATCTCGGGTGCTACTAGGAGGCGGTAAGCCTTGTCCCCCCATACACTACCGTCACTGGTTTCTTACGGGAACCACATAACCTAGATGAGTTCAGTTCTGTGGCTAACAGGTTGCTTGTTCTCAGAGCCTGTATCTTTTAATACTGTTTGTCGTGTTCTGTATCTCATTTGCCGCCATACATACTAGAATCTCGCACCGGGTGTTGCCATTGCCGGATTGTCAAAGTAATCGATTTTATTATGCCTCGATGGGGTGGTGTATGGACCTATGTGTGCCTTGATGTGTTGCCTTGTGTGCCTTAGTTTTTGCCTAGCACACCTACTTAGTAGTCTTTTAAGGTCTCTTTAAGAATTTTCGAACCACCAACCCTCACGTTGATGATTCCGTTATAGTAATCATCTGTTTCAAGTACTCGCCTTTCGAATTGCTCTCTGGCTTCCAAGTAACTTGCAACTCCTCTAGTAGGACAAAAATATAATATTTCTCTACGGAAATTTTCTTCTCCTAATTCTATTACATCGTTGTTTAAATGATCGCTACTACCCCAATAAGTTTTCCAGTCACTTTCTTTTGTGCCACGTCTTTTGTTCTTTCTGCCTTTTAATGGGGGTTTGGTTGTTTTAAATTTTGCTAATTTTTTGCCAACATATTTCATGTCGTTTGTGAGGTTTGTGATTAAATATACAAATGCCTCACAATCATCTGGGAGTTCTGTTATTTCTTTGTCTTTATAATACCAACTCATTACATATCTTCAGATACTGGTTTTCCTGCTTTTGCTTTGAAATAATTATTAATAGTTTTTGCTACCAATTGTCTTTGCGGTAAACTCATACTCCAGACGTCATCGAAACTCAGACTACCCTGAGCATAGATAACCATTTCAGTTATCTCTTTATTAATGGCATCTGAATCATCATTGAGCTTCCTAAGGTATGCCACTACCTCCTCAGGCTCTGCACGAGCTAGGAAGCCGTGAAAAAATTTACAGTATTAAAGTTTACTGCGGATTCAAAAGTAAATTCCTCATCACCCTCTAGTTTTTCACTACATGGCTCACAAGTCATTTGCATTACTTTTTGTATTCCTTTGTTTCCCATTTCTGTAACAAACTCTTCCAGTTCTTTACCTATTGTGGCGTCACAGTTTTCTAAAAACTCTGATATGTGTGCTTTATCTGTTACAACAACACTTTCGGAATCTTCTGAACCTGGTACAGTAATTGAGTTTACTGAGTCTACTAAAATGTCAAAATTTAATTTTGCTAGTTCAATAAAGTTAGTATTAAATGCTCTGATTTTTTCTATCTCATCATCTATCTCTGAAATACTTTGTAAACTTCTTTCACTTCTAAAATTGGCTACACCAGCCTTTACAGATGTTTCATAACTAAAAGGCTTCATGGAAATCAATAATCCTGAATCTGTACTGAATTCATATTTTTTATCTATGTTATCCATGTTAGCAAGTACAACTTCTGTGCTTAACACAGCAGATGCTTGTTCGCCACAAGTAGGGCAATTAGCACTTACAGTTAATTCATCACCAAATGTTGCGCCTTGAATAGCAACTAATAATGCATCAACATCGTTAGCAACTAACAGTCTGGGTTGTTTGACATTAGGTACGCAACTGGAAATAACCTGTGCTACTGCCTCTCCGTTTAACAATGCATCAGGATTTTTCATCATGATTTCATCTTTTGCAGTCATAGGATAGACAGGCAGTTCATTAGTGGAAGGCATATCTACAATAGTGTCATCGTAAAATTTTCCACCAGTTGGTAAACTAGTGTATAGTTTGGGTGTCCTAAAGTGACCCGATAAAGGGTTGTTAGTATTGGACATATTAAAACTCCTGTTAATTAAAATGATAAATATGTGTATAACATTTTATCGTATGATATTTATCATCATAAAATACGCACTTAATGGAGAAACCGGTTGGCAGATAAAGATATCAGAATTGAATTTATGACTCAGGAAGATGGCACCGGCTTTCTGAACCTGCCGCCATTGGCTACAGAACGGACTTTAAGAGATCTGCAAGAAGGTAATGCCAAACATCAAACCAAATTAGAAAAGTATATTTTGGCAATGGCCAAAAGCCAAGCAGAAAAAAACAAAGACGACAAAATATTTTCTGATCTGCTAGATGCTCTGCAAAAAGAAACAGAGACCACAGAAGAAAATACCAAGGACATGAATGAAACCATTAAGGAAACAGAAGAGGCTGTAAAATCTTTTGGTGATGTAAACGAAGAACAATCAGAACGTTTAAAACAGGCAGGCGAGCAACAACGTGAGGCATTAAACAGATTAGCCAGAACACAAAACCGTTTGGCTAAAGATTTCCAATTCACAATGGGAGTTGTAAACTTCTTTGTGAAGAGTTTGTTATCAGCAGGTACTATTGCAGGTGGTTATCTGGTAACAAGTGTTACTAACACAGGTGAATCCTTAAAAAGTTTAACAGATGTTGGTCAAGCATTTGGTGATGTAACTGCCAGAAGCAATGACACAACTATAAACACCCTAACTTCTATGGGCAGGTTGGGTTTAACAGTTGACCAGGCAACAACAGTATTATCAACATTTTCCAGAACTGCGGCCATATTAGGACAAAGATCATTTGTTGAATTAAATTCACAGTTTTTAGAATTAACAAATTATGGTAGAGATCTTGGTGTAACTTTAGATGATGCCACACAATTATTCCAGGAAGATCAGGATTTCAGAAGCAGGATCTTAACCAGAGACCAATTAACAAATGCCAGAACAGCAGACTTGTCAGCACAGTCTATCAGGCAATTAAGGATGTTTTCTACTGCATTGGGTATCAGTACTGATGAATTAAGACAGAATGCCAGAAATTTAGTAGGTAGTAATTCTAGTATTAGATCTCTAATAATGAATATGGGTGCGGCTGGTCCAGAAGTTCAACAAGCATTGGAAAACTTTGTGGCAGGATTACAAGGTGCAGGAGTTGACGACGGATTTATAGAAGGTATTTTAGAGGTAGCAAGTGTGGGTGCCGCAGGTGCCAGTGACTTCCTTAACATGTTGGGAACCATAGACGGTGGACTTAGAGACGAATTTATTGGTATAGCAATGAGTATTAGAAATGGTGCTATGTCTGTAGACGAAGTTCCTGCAATGGTACAACGTGTTATTCAAGAATTTAGTACAGTTGATCCACAAAAATTCCAGGCTCTATTAGCATCTGGTGTTGGTGGAGAATTACAGGGTGTTGCTCAGGCCTACATTGACTCAGCTCAGAGTGCCAGCCAGGTGGCAGACAAATTAAGAGAAAGTGCTGAACAAATGGGAATGACTGAGTTCGAATATGACAATGTACAAAAAGCATTAGTAGGTGTAGAAAATATATTTAAAAGATTTGGTGCCCAGGCCAGTGTATTCCAGTTATCATTAGTAGGTGCCCTTGGTTCCAGTTTTGATGCTTTTATAGGTAGCCAAGAAGAAGTTAATAATGTAATGAACAGATTCGGTGGTGTAGTTCAACACATTGGAACAGAATTAGGTAGAACAATAGGTAACTTTATTAATCGACTGGGTGGCGGAGATTTTCAAACAGGATTGAATAAGATAATTGATGGTATTAAGAATTTTGGTGAACTATTAGTTGATTTTGTTGATAATGTTTTAAGAGGTTTTGAAGACGGTCGAGGCGGTATTGATATTGCAGGTGGTATTTTAAATTATGCCCAAAGTGTAATAAGTATGGTATTGCCTCCTCTGATAAGTTTTGGATTTCATGTGCTAATGGACGCCATTTTTAAACTAATTACAAGTCCTGTGGCCGCCTTAAAACTTGCCGGCGCTATTGCAATTCTGTTTGGAATAAAAGCCGCCATAAGTGCAATGGTGGCCGGTATTGCAGGATTGTGGACAACCAGCTCACTAACAATGGGTACAGCAATGACTGGCTGGTGGGCAAGATTTTCTACCTGGATGAGTACATCGTGGGCCGCCCTTATGGCAAGACTAAATGCTATGACAATGATGGGTGGTGGCTTCTTTGGTGGTAAAGGAAGAGGAGCAGGAAGAGGCATGATGGCCGGCGCCAGTAGATTTATTGCACCATTGGCCATAGGAGCAGGTGTCATTACAGCAGGCTCAGATATTATAGGTTACAGCACAGCAGATACTCAGGCAGAAAAAGATGTTAAAGGAGCAGGAATAAAAGGCGGAATGATTGGTGCAGGTTTACTTGCTGGTTTAGGACTGTTATTAGCACCATTTACTGCAGGTACCAGTCTTGCATTAACTGGTACAGGAATTGCGGCTCTGGGTGCTGGTGGTTATATGATTGGCTCCCATATGGGTAAAAAAGGCGAATTAAAAGAACAGGAAGCCAAAAAACAACAATATGCCATAGTACAAAATGAAGATGGCACAACTTCACAAATACCAATAGATAGCACAGCAACTATGTCACAACCTAGAAGCCAGATTAAATATGCGGCCATAGATGCTATCACTGACAGAGCAGGAAAAAATGAAGGTGATTTCATAAGAGGAGATCAGCCATATATTGACAGAATGTCAGATGAAGCAAAAATATTGATATCTTTATTAGGTGAGCTGAAATCACACAGATCTATATTAAAAGACATTCATAGTAAACCTGTATAATCAATAATCCATTCATAACTTGACTTTTTGGGATAAATAGTGTAGTATAACTTAAAGGATTTTGTATGAGTTGGAGAAAATATTTCACATCAGTAGACAACAGCGGTCTACCATTGAACGTGACAGGCAATCGCAACAGCGAAGGCGGACCTGGTGCGGCTACAAGTAGGTATGCCAGTTGGTTACCAGAAGTATATGCAGGTTCTCCCAACAGACTCATGCGATACATTCAGTATGATCAAATGGATACTGACCTGGAAATTAATAGTGCATTGGACACTATTGCTGAATTTGGCACACAGGAAGATGAATACACAGGATTACCATTAGAGGTAAACTGGAACACAGATCCTTCAGATACTGAAAACAAAATTATTACTAAAACACTTACTCAGTGGTGCAGACTTAATGAAATGCACAAAAGAGCATTTAGACTTTTCCGTAGCACACTTAAATACGGAGACCAATTTTTTATCAGAGATCCAGAAACATACAAGTTGTACTGGATAGACCCTGCAAACATTGAAAAAGTTATTGTAAATGAAAGTGATGGCAAAAAGATCACAACATACTTTATTAAAAACTTACAACCTAATTTTGAAGAGCTAACAGCAACAGACGTAGCACCTATTCACAGCAGACCATATGGTGCAGGTGGTGGACTTACAAGTGGGTACAGTACAGTAAACAGTAAGTCTAACAATTACATGACAGGTGCCATGGACGGTGTGGATCAGGGAACACCTGTAGACGCCAAACATATTGTGCATATCAGTTTAACAGAAGGTATGGACCACAGTTGGCCTTTTGGTGTTAGTGTTTTAGAACCAATTTTTAAAGTATTTAAACAAAAAGAACTATTAGAAGATAGTATTATTATATACAGGGTACACAGAGCACCTGAAAGACGTGTGTTCTTTATTGATGTGGGTAATATGCCCCCTCACAAAGCAAGACAGTACTTAGAGCAAGTAAAATACGAAGTACAACAAAAACGTGTACCAAACAAAAAAGGCGACGGATCTAGTGTTGCCGATAGCGCCTATAACCCAATGAGTATGTTGGAAGATTACTTTTTTGCCACAACAGCAGAAGGAAGAGGTTCAAAAGTTGATACACTACCAGGTGGTGAAAATTTAGGACAAATAGACGATTTAAGATACTTTAATAATAAACTACTTAGAGGTTTAAGAGTACCAAGCAGTTAC